AGATTTGCAGCTTTCTGTTTATCAGGCATATCACGAACATTGTATGTTTTTCCATCCACAGTGGATTGGACAGGTACTAATGGGTAATTCGTTGTACCTAAGATTTGTTTTAGCCGTTCAAGTAATGACATTGATTCTATTCAACACAGGATATCTTTATATTTTGAATACTTCTTATTTTGAATACTTCTTATTCAAAATAGCAAGAATATGATAGCATTTAGTAAGGCTGACGTTTATATTCTGCAGCAAATGGAGTTACACAACTACTTGGCTCAAAAGATGCAACATGTTGTGATGTTGCATTCTGTACCATTTGTCCCTTGCCTGGCAATGCATTTACTCCTGGAGGAGTAAAGCCATTTCCACCTTTAAACGTAGTAATCCCCTCATAGGGACCATATGGCGTAAACCCCTCATAATATGATTGGCAACATAACACAACAACAAGAACAATAAGAAGTATAACGATGATATGTTTCATACCTGCGTTATCATTCTATAAAAATATACATCATTTGAGAGAGTGGCTTTTTTACAACTTCGTAAGAAAAAGCCACTTTTTAAGAAAAAGCCCTTTTTGGTAGGCTTTTTTACAACTTCGTAAGAAAAAGCCCTTTTTGGTAGGCTTTTTTCTAAAAAGCCCTTTAAGCGCCAATCTCTAACGGGCGGTGGCTGATATCCGGGGAAATCGTGGACTGATTAAAGATACTAACAGCAACTTGAGGGTTCGGCGGCTCAGAGCGAACTTGCAAGTTAGCATTACGCATTGATTGTCCAACCGTGTTGACACCGATAAGGGCACCAGCACTCAAGAAGTTCTTGCCCTTGAGTGAGCCAGGTCCCATCGGGTTCTGCTCAGCCCAGACACTGTTCATGTCCTTCGGGAGAAGCTCGGAGGGGGTGAGCTGGTCACGAGGATAGCATCCAGCAGGGGGTTGAGCAGAGCTAAATTGGGCCGGACCTTCAAAGCCAACTACATCGGCAAAGCCCTCCTTTTCCTCCGCTAGCATGTTCATATCCTCAAACCCTTGAGCCTTGGGAGCAGCAGCCTTAGCAGCATTTTCCTTTTCGGCCTTCTCTTTGTCAGCTTTCTCCTTATCTGCCTTTGCCTTGTCAGCAGCAGCCTTGTCCTTGGCAGCTTTATCATCTTCAAATCCCTCATATGACATTAACCCACAGAATGTAGGGTCAAATTGATATAACACAAATAGAGCAACGACCACAAGTAAGCAACATACAATGACGTTCTTCATTTCAGTACCTGTCATTACTTTCTATAAAAGTATGAGGGCATTATTTTCTATTTATCTTCCTCTTCCTCATCTTCGTCTTCATCCTCATCTCCAGATTCATTATCCGTATCCTCTAGTTCAAATTCACTATCAGAATAACTATTGCCGTATTTATCAGAAAATGTACGAATCTTATTCTGTGCTCGGTAATATGCCACTTTTGCCCGTAAAATAGCTTCTTTCACTTTCTGCTTTTCATACAATTTGTTTGGATCACTAATATCAATAGACTCCGTAGTATCCCCTCCTCCTAACGGAAGCTCATCCATATTTAGCTCAGCAACACCATCTACTGTTTTCTCTAAATCCGGAAGCGGCTCTTCTGACAAGCCGGGAATATCAATCTTAATAGGTTGACAGGTATACTTCCAATGAATTGTAAATTGTCCATTCATAATTTGAATATGCTTCGGTAATAGGATTACCGTACATGGCTCATTGCTCTCAGCTGATTTATCTTGTATAATAACATGACGTAATACTTTAGAAATGTCTTGAACCGTATATTGTTTAGAGAAAAATTTGGCAGACTGTTGAAGAAAATCCTGTAAAAATGTATTCCACCAATCCTTATTGTCTCCAATACAATGCTCCACCATATCGGTTGAAACCATATCAGTTGAATCCACAATTACCTCAAAACCATCCTCTTGAGGGTATTCAATTGGAAAAATATAAGATACTTCTAATTGTCCTTTCGCATTCGTCTGTTTAGAATATGTGGGCGATTTGAATGTAGGCATTCCTCTGCACACAGTGGTCAGAATAGATTGCTTAATTTCGTCGCATAGTAAAATGTCATTACACAAATTGCCTGCATATGACCGGACAAAAGATAATACACGTTTTGTATCAATCCTTAAAGGATGGATTGACCAATTTGCATTATCTATGACCAATTCGGATACCAAGAATTATATACAGCAATTACTTATTGATCCCCTTATGGATTATATCTTTCAACGTGCTTTTCCATATGGTATTATTGCCATATGTATTGTGGTAAGCATGTTTATTATTGTTATACTTATCTTGGTATTAATGCTGCTTAGTCGTACAAGGTGTAGTATTTGTGAACGTGCATTAACTATGTAGTTTTCAGCATGTTATCTGTCCAATTGTTTTAACCTTTTAGTATAGTAAAAATGAATGATCCCGGTATCGGTACGTTCGTACGCTACTGGTTGCATTACAGTAATCTGTCTTCCTCATTATATAAACAATTCTGTGCTGCCAAAAAGGTTCAAGAGGAATATGTAGGTCATATTCTGGCCTATCTTGAAAAGTCCAGAATGAAAAATACGATTTTTCAAATTGGTGGGGGACAAATACATATACAAGATAAACGCACCCCGCATGCATTTTCATTGAATAAGATTGAAGAATTATTACATGCCTATCATCTGCAACGAGGCGGTGCAGATAATACGAAGGAAATCATGTCATTTATTAATGCCAATCGCGGTTTTACTATGAATAAAACACTAATAAAGAAAAATATGCCTGCTGCTCCTACTCCTGTAGGTGGTGCATTACCGCCTCCTGCGAGTCATCCTTGAGCATATGCACCTTAGGTTAAGCATATGCACCTTAGGTTAGGCCCATTGCTTTCCATTAAACGGCATTAAAGGGATTTCATTAAGTTTCTTTTTATAATTCCGCACTTTACGATCATATTCTATTGCATCATTTGTCATAGCACGTGGTTTTTGCTGCGCTCGTTCATCTGCATCTGTTTTTCCAGGTTTGGCTCCATAACAGTTCACACCAAATCGTAAATCAGGATTATCAAAATATCCTCCATTTACGCCTGGAATGCCGCATGCGCCTCGCTGGTCTTCAGGGCCAGCTTGTAACTTTTGATAAGTTGATTCTTGTGTTGGATATACTGCCGCCTGACCTTTTACCCATCCATAATTGCACCAGTCAGCACCCTTGTTCCATGCATCCTTTACCTGGTCATATGTAGCAAGCTCAGCACCATATGCCTTGCACAAAGGTTCTGCATCACTATATTTGTATTTATTTTCACCAACATTGAATACTTCCTTTCCACCTGAGGGTAACATATTTTGCACTGCACCTGCATCAATTGGTGAACCTGAAGGGCCCATTGAAGGGTTAGCAGAAGGGTCAGAAGGATTAACAGCTGGAGCAGGGCCAAATACACGCTTCAAATAGTCCCATGTCACTTGAAATCCATACGCAACCTGGTCGCGAAAAATAGTGATAAGAATAAGTGCAACAATTAGTACACCAATTCCAATCATTACTGGAATAGATACCAAATCGGATGTATTCTCCATAGCCTGCTCGGCAGAGTCCTTGATAGGACTGACCAAATCAGATAATGATTTATTTACTTCCTTGATAGATGGAGGGCTAATAGATGAAGGCTTATTTACAAAGTTTGTAACGGCATTAGATGCAGATGTTATAATACTGGGTGCTTTTACTGCATTATTTGCAGGTTTCATATTAATAAATGATAATGGACCTGCATTAGATGATGGTTTCACATTTTTCGAACGATTCAATAGATTCGGACGATTCATCTCCATTCTATTATATATTACTGCTTATCATTTTACACTTAGTTTATTATAAGTACATTCTATGCAATTATAATAATACATTACACAAATATGGTTATATAACACAAACCGATTTAAACGCCATCTTCTACCGTACGATTGCCTCCACGCATGTTAATATAGTTGCGCTGCTCAGGCGTAGTGCATACACATCCTGTATCAGAACTATATGATGCGGAGCAGCATTCAGGCTTAACATCATTGTTCTTAAATATGAACAAGCTATCAGGGCCGGGCTGGAATGCAGGGCCTAACAAGGGTTGATTCGGACGGGTTTCACGCCATGAGCTTGAACCATTTGCGGGCTTAATGCGTACATCATCAAACGGTCCAATGGGCTCATACTTGCTCTTACCAATACCCGCTGCACCTGCATTCTGTAAGAAATAGTTTGTAAATCCATCATTGCTCACGAAAGGATTTGAATACACCATAAGTAAATTTGCTACCAGCAATAATACTAATCCAGTAAGTAGAAAACCAGTTTTCATTCTACTTACTACATTTTTATTATCAAACACACGCTATTCTTTCATCCGGAGTCTGGCCTCTACATAAGGATATGTCTTGTAAAGATGCTGATAACCAATCTCTGTAAAATCACGGACACATAATTCCTTATCAGACTCTTTAATGATAATAATACCCTCTTCGGTAATAAGTGAGTATCCCTCTGTTTTATCAACACCAGGATAGACTGTTGCAACACCTTTCAGCCACAAACTATTTACATATTCATATAACTCCGTTTTCCATGCACTACCTATTGTACGCGTGGCATCATATTCTACTTCTCCCCGTATGATACCACGCACCTCTTGTTCATTTCCACGTCGATCCAAAATAAAATCACCTATCTTAATGGCATGAATTGGTATATATCCTGATAGAGTCTTAACAGGAACATCGGGACCTAGCAATGCGACATTAACATAATTCTTTAAATTATCCTTCCAATATCCGAATGCGCGGTCACGATGTAATATAGATGATACCATATAATTCCATATGGTCTGTCCATGTATATCATCATTTGCAATTTCTTCCCAGTCTCTGAATTGTAATCCATCAATCGTTATCACATTTGTTGTTGTATTAAAACAATATACAACTCTGGATAATCGTGGTGATATTACTGCACGCGCATCCTCTGTAACCGATTTCCATTGTTTATCAGTGCCTTTAACAAGATGGGAACCAGATACGTGTACAGAACCAATTTGATATAACGGAACATCTAAACCATCCATTACAATAACGGCAGTAATATAACTGCCATCTGATAACTGGTCTCCAATCTGTATTTCTGCAATTGGTTTCTGTCGCTGTTGTCCATTTTCAAGTACACTGATTTGTGTCCACTCTGCAAAACAGAATGGACCCTTCATGGCATTTGCTTCAGATGCAATAGTTGGACTAATCAGACCAGTTAATGAAAATACAGTGGTTGCAATAATTCCAAGTGTTGCTAAAATAAGTGGAATCACAGGAAATAAAATGAAAAACAGAATAATCATAATTGCGGCCATAATACCACATATAATAAGTACAACACGAATAATAAATTGAATGGTATTAAGCATTCCATTAAACAGACTTATACCCATGTAAATAAAGGACATTGCCACTCCGCTAATTCGTCGCATTGCCATCCGCAGAAATTGTATAATTTTACTGATTTCAAATACAGATGCATTAAATCTACGATAGAATTGTGCTAAATACACTGAAAATCCTGCAAACATATTTGCAGCAATTGCACGTACAGATTGTAACATATCCATTACATTTGCAGTTATATTTGCCTGTTTCCCAAACAGTGCTGAAGTTGGTGCAGTAATATTCTCCATAAATCGGTCCACATAGGACTTCATACAGAATTCAAAGTTCGCTTTTCCAAAATCAAATGAAGTCCTGGGGTCATCATCTGGTTTAAAAAATACAGATGCAAACATGACAGGTATTTCACAGCGTCGTGTTTTCCAATTACGCATTACAGTATCACGGTCCATTGATACAATAAGTACACCAACGCCGATTAGTAAACCAACTGTTATTGCGAGGAATGGCCATTTTGCATCCATCTTTTACAAAGAGAGAGATTATTACCCCTATTACGAGCGACCTTTCTTTTCCAAATGCTGTGTATAATACATTTCTGCATCCGGAGAACAAAGCTCCATATAATCCCTTACATACATTCCATTTTCCAGCTCAATCTGTGAATTAGGTGTAACAATCAGTGCAACCGAAGTACACGTTGAAGTTATTTTTACAGGGTATACTTCTCCAAAACGTATCCATTTTGTACCATTCCAAAACAAAGTGGATGGAGTTATCTCAATGCCATCCACTACGCAACATTCTGTTATCTGTTTACGAATCAAACCCACTACCTGTGAACCTGTTGACAATGTATCACCGACTTGTATTTTCTTTATTGATTTCAATAGTTTGTTACCATCTTTTGTAGATATCCAAATACATGCATCTTCTGCTATACCAAATCCACATTCTGTAAATGGATAGGGTTTCGGTATAGCAGTAGATATCTCATTATTAATACGCTGTTCTATCATTCGCATAGACTCCCCATCAGCCGCACTTGTTTCATCATAATCCAGAAATTGTAATAAGCCAACTGGAATAATATGATTATCTGTGTTTAGACAATACAGATAGTCCTCTGAATCCCATACACCGCATGAAACAGCCATTGGATGGTCTTCTGCCTTTATAGCACGTCCTTCATGTAATACATAGTGATTGGTGCTAACAATAGTATTACCTAACTTAACCATTGGTTGCCCCTTTGCATAGAATGAGAACGTAGCTGTTACGGCGCATTTGCCAGGAAGCAGAATATCACCGATCTTAATATCCTTAATTGGTGTCATTTTGAGGTTATTATCTCTCTTCACCATAATCTCTGTAGAGCCAGGAAAACAGAATGTATCCAAGAAAGAAAACAGAAATGTATTTGTAAAAGATGACATACCTGAAATACCAGACATACCCATATACATCACTGAAAAGAGTAGAGCATAGATTCGCCCAAACATCATTTTAAGACGAATGGCATTCATTCGTATCGTAAAGAAGAACATGGTAATACGGTCTGTAAATTCCTGAAATACTACGTTTATTCCTCCACCAAGGGTTGCAATCGTATTACGCAGAGAATTAATGGAGCCAAATACAGATGTTAGGATCGTTGAAAAAGAACCAAATACAGATCCGATAGAATCCATAGACTCCGCGAAATGTGTTGAAAATATCTTTCCCATACAGAACTCAAAATTTTCAGATGTATTATACCCAAATAGCCCTGTAAATGGCATAATAAGAGGATTACATCGGTAATTCGCCCAATTATCCTTAATGTTCTGAATATTAAATATTGCAGATATTCCTGAAATAGATGATAACAGAATGATAACAAATACAATTAAGAATGCAATGGCATTTGTTTGATTCCATAGGAAAGCGGGTGGTTCTATTACAGATGGTAATGGTGTAGGTGTTGCTACTGTAGGAAACTGTACTAAAGGAGTTACCCCTTGTGTTACAGGTAATACGGGTGTAGATGGTTTTACAGGTATAGGAGTTATTTTTTGTGTTATAGGTAATATAGGTGTAGATGGTTTTATGGATATAGGAGTTGGTTCTTCTTTTATAGGTAATACTCGTTTTAATAGTGGTGGTGGTAGTATCCCATGTGTTTTTGACATCTCCTTTGCACGTGTAGGTGCTGGAATAACACCATATGCACTTCTAGGTATTACCACATGCGTAGGTTGTGAATTGCGTTGTGGATTGGTTATAGTAGCCATCTCTTCTACTCACCCTTACTATAGTCAGTATATCATTTTATACTTACTTCATTTGCCGATGCACCCATTCACGGTCTTTTGCAAAGACGGCGCTTGCATCGGGAGCAGTATGTACTGATAATTTAGCAACTGCATCCAATTTATGATAAACCGACGTTAGGCCATATGCAGCAATAGCTTTTTCAAGTGCTTTATGGCGTAACCGATCCGACATTCGATATTGATAACCATATTTTAATAGAGCTCCTTTCCGGAGTTTACCAATGCGTGTTTGCTTTGCTTTAACCGGTATTTTAACGCATGTACTGGGAACATATACAGGTGATGTACCAGGATACGCTGTATATATTTGACCCTTGCGGCGTACAGTAAATCCACTTCGCCGAATACTATTACTTACTTTACGTGTATAGCTTTTACGTCGTCTGTATCCAGGTGGACATGACATGATAACTCTAGTATTAGATAGGAAAATCCTGACGATGTATAAATGGAAATACAATAAGCTTATTTGTAAGATAATCAGTATATAATAATTTATTATAGGATTTGTTATTTATAAAGAATGAATTCATATATCGAGTAGTATCTTTTAATGTACGCGTCGAGTTATCAGAATATTCTTTACCTATATCTGGCATTGTAGTAGTTTTATTAGTAATAACATCCATTGTAGAATTATATAAATAGTTTAATGCATTAATATATTTCTGCAATAATGTATTATCTTGTGCCTCATTGGACTCAATGTTTTTCGTAGAAAAGATAATATCATTATAGAGCGTTTCTTTACATTTATAGATTTTTCTACAGAATTCAGGCGATAGATTACAGACTTCTTCTATTTTCTTGTCCTTAATTGTATCCGTACCTCCATACATTTCTACGTATAATGCTTATTTTGTAACAATACCATACACAATGCATATTCCTCCAATCACCGCTAATGAGGTTGCAATGGTATCAATTGTATTTCTTCTGTTACAAAACGGTTGAATAATCTGAGCGGACGTAACAGGCTTCGGTGGTTTAGGATCATATTTCGAATCCTCTTTTGCCTGAGCACTCATCATAGTTAATTGAGTATTCACCGCATTCATCTGCTGCTGTGTAGTACTACTTCCTCCGGAACCAATAGGTAATTGTGATACGACTGCAGCGGTATTAGAGCTCATTATTCTTACTGTGGCATAATATAAAAAAGATAATCTCTATTATATTATGTCGAGTGCAAATTTACCATCTGCGGCTTCTATGGAAGAAGCCGCCAACAGACCATTAGAATATGACCCTACTACACGGGCACAATACATCCGCTCCATGTTACAAGATATTACAAAAATGATGGCTTCTGGAGAATCAGAAGAAACGATTCGCTCCAAAGTTCCTCAGTTTATTGAACAGTATCCTGAACTCTTCAAGAAAATGATTAAAAAAGAGGACTTAACCCCAATATATGATATGCTTCGCTTATTGGATAACATGGGTAAAGGAAAATTGTCACAGCACCAGGCATCCATTGTTGTTGGAAAAAGCTTAGTAGATCGCTTTGTTACACCTCAATTGAAAGGCACTAATAAACAGTAGGTACATTAAATCGTTTACACCATTCATGACTGGATGTTATATTATGCATTAAATATTCTTGAACAAGCTGTTCATCTTTTTGTTCAATAATATCAAATACCCTTGTCAAGTATTCAATTTGACTCTTTGCAGATTGCTCGCGTATCTCACTAATAATCTGTATAAACTCATCTGAATACTCTGATTTAAGTAGTGACTCCATTACATCATTATTTTCTAAACGATTGCACCATGCATGTAATGCATCCAATGCATCATCTGAGCAAGAGGTAAATCCCTTGCCAATAAAGTAATGCTCTGGATTACATGGACGACTCATTGCAGGCTTATACAACGTCCATTCTACAAAATGACATGATAAAAAGTATAATAAATCAACCGTTGCTTTATTATAAAAATCAATAAACTTAAGTACAAATGTTCCGCCAGGTTTTATGACTTCCAGTCCAATCTTTGCAGATGCAACTAACAAAGGAAATACTAATTCTTCTTGTTTCATATAATTTGCAGAAAAATCAAAACCACCATCTGCTGTAAAAATATCGCATTTACGTTTGTCTACATAATGTATATAAGATTGCTGATTATCTACTTTTGTGATGTCTCCCGTTGCATCCCTGCCATAAATAATTTTAATTGTATTATGTGATTTTAAAAAATGAGCTGCATATCTCCATCCTGGAATTGTATTCTTTGTAGACTGCAATGTCATCGCCACTGTTTCATCAATATATGTTTTATATTGCGTTGAAGCATTATATAATGCTTCAATAAATCCACCTGGACCTTCACATACATGTGCAGTTCGTATGGATTTTCCCTGTTGATGAAAAAAACCACATAAATCCATTATCTCAATCATTTTAAAATATGAACGTGACAATGGCCTAACAGTAGAAATACACTCAGGAAAATTCTTATACTTTTTCTTAGTATACACAAGTTCATATGGATTAACAATTTTCTTATAATATTCCCAATTATTTGGCATTACCATCTGTGAATACTGATTAATACGATTTCTATATTCATATAATTCATTTTCAGTAGTAGACGAAATATGTTTATAGGTAGTTGGTGCGAGATGAAATGCTAATCCTATATGCTCACTTCGCTTATAAAAAATAAAATGCTCCCATGATTTACTATTATGGGATACATCCATTAACTTAACTACATTATCATTCTTTATACTATTATCTATTTACAGGTTAATCGTCTAATCATCTAAGATAGTGAGTTCAACATCAGGTTCATCCATTGCGGCCTTTGGCTCTGGAAGAATCATGCTCGTATGAAACTGCGTTCGTGAGCATGGACCAATCACATCCGCAGATGCATCTCGTAGGAAATCAATATCAAGTTCTTCCTCATCATTTGATTCTTCATGAATGTTAATATTCTTTAACAACTCTACTAACATCTGGTCATCCAATAGAATCTGCGAGAATGCAGTTCCACCACGAATGGGCTGACCCATCATAATATTTGCCGATACACCCGTTACAGGATCCACTTCACCAAAGAGCGCAGCCTTTAATAGAATCTTTTCGGTTTCTTCAAAAGATGCCTTTGCTAATGTACCAATATCATTCTTGTTAATGCCATATCGGTCAATTGACATGAGCTGACCAGAGCGTGTCATTACATCGCATAATAAGCACAAGTGACGATAATTCACACCCACACTGTCAAATAGACCATTGATTTCATTAAACAGCGTTGCACGTGTAGCTTCAATACCAAGCACTTCAAATACATCCCACACATTGGTGGAATATACGCGTGTTCCATCCACCATTGGATGATTCATTACCTTGATAAAGTTGGATCCGTTCGTATCTAATACGAATTGCTCTACCTGCTGATATTTGCCGTCCACTATTTCTACGGATTGTTTGTCATTGCGAAATGTAACATCCTTAATGCCAGGAACACCACGAATGACGATACTATTGAGCAATTTGTTCTGAAACTTCTTCAGATTAGTCAAATCATCCATCGTGGAAGCAGTATCCTTATCGGCCGCTTGACCAGACTTATTGGGAAGCCGAATACGCATAATAAGCTTGTCAGAATTGTAGTCACTGTATATAATGGATGAGTCAGTGCATTCAGAATTAATGATAAATACGACTTCCTGCATCGTGATATTACGATTAAACATCTCCTCGCGGTTTAACTCAAGACGTAGTACCCATTTTGATGATTGTGCATCATCTCCCATATTAAATGGCCCATTTTGAAATTGCGAATAGAAGTCCATTAGTTGACGGTCTTCGTCAATAATAGTGGATTTATCCGTCTCATCCCAATAAATTGCAACCTTGTTTGTAATAGTATGTAGCAAAGTAAGTTCTAAATCTTGCACTACTTCGCGCGCCTTCTCCTTATTATTACGGAATTCGGGCTTCAAATAAATCGTAAGTGACGTCGCTTTCGGATTCTGTGTTACCTTCAAGAGTTCTCGCAAACGGGGTACACCTCGCGTTACTGCAGACTTTGAGGCTACACCTGCTTGGTGAAAAGTATTCAGAGTGTTGTGCACCAACACATTACAATCTACCATGAAACTGTCATTTCCAGGAACCGTGAAGTCATACACGAACTCCTTCGGGTCATCATGATAAATCAGCTCCATAATCTCATCCCAGACTACATCTGCATCCACCGCTGATTTGAGAATAGCCATGTTGTCTTTGACCGCATCATGAATCGGGTCTTTCAAGTCATACGTCTGTAACTTCTCCTCAAATGCCACGACATATTTCTCCAATGTCTGACGACCAATG